CATGGAAGGATCGAAGGCATGGACCGCAATGGGTTCCTCCCGCTTGTCGCTCCAATCCTTCGAGTAGTAGTACCAGTGGCACTTCTCATCCTCGTCCACCTCTCCCGAGCGGATGTTCTCGAAGGGACAGTGACGTACCTTGGAGATGGTCGTGCGGTCGATGCTGTATACGACCTCCAAGGCGAAGCCGCCCTGAATCTTTAGGTCCACGCACGCCTTGCGAATCTCATCGTCCAACCCCCACTCTTCAATCTTGAGCCGTGCGTCCAACGTGCTGGCCTGCACGCCGTCGCCGAAAATCATCATGGCGATAGAGGTGCACAGGGCGTTGTGTGTCGCACTCGACTTGTAGAGGTCGATGAGGTACTGCGGGAAGAGGTTGTCGTCGCCGTATTTGACGTACCCTTCGTGCGAAGGAATCTCGGCATACGAGCGTTCCTGGTATTCTTTGAGCTTGAGTAGTTCCATATCACTCGTAATATATCACGTTATCGGGGATGTCGACGTTGGGAATCGTCCACGCGGGCTCGTCGGAGACCTTGCACGAACCGACCTCGCAGATACCCACCACCGCCGCATCGGTAGGGTCGAGGTTGGTGTTGCCTACCTGCCCCCAAATCTTGTACGTGTAGAGTCCCGATTCCGTCAGGTAGATAGATCCAATCTTCGGCGCGTCGTTGTTCGTCGGGATGATGAACTTCGAGTACCGTTCGTTGTCGATTTCTACGTCTGCGATGAAGTAGAAAGCCTCGCGGGAAGCGTTGTTGAGGAGCTCCACGAGGTAGTAGTTGAACGTAGCAAGGAATTTCCGGCTCTGGTAAGGAGAGACGTATACTTCGTTGCGGGCGGCTTTGGGTGTGAGGTGTATCATCTTTGAACCAAAAAGGGGAGAGCATTGCGCCCTCCCCCTCCTTGTTATGCGGTCATAAGGTCGTGCCCTTATGCGGTAGTCGTGAAGGTCAGGTTCGCACCAGTAGAATCCAAGAACGGAGCAGGGATAGCCTCCTCTGCCGTGAACTCCAAGGTGAACCCGTTGAGGTCTCCGAGAGCCGTACCGGAAGCGATAGACCCACCCGTCAATTCAACACCACGAGTGTGGCCCATGACGAAGTAGTTGTCGTTGTTGTCTTGGACGACGATAGCGAGGCGACCCTTNGCCAAGTTTTGAATCTCGGTGATGTCAGCCGCGACGGGCTTGTTCAACACAAGAGAGAGAACTTGCGAGTAGAACACCGTGCCATTTTCGACGGAAGCGTTCACCGTCTGCGTGAGGCTGGAGCTGTTCTTGGGTGAGACGTAGTCCTTGAGAATGAGGGCGGCAGAGGCATCAGGAATTTCACCCGAGGACACCGCATCCCACATACCTTCCACAAACGATACCGTAGCGTCGGAGTCGAACGACGTGGCAATCCAAACCTTCTTGACCCCTCCGAGGGCATCGCGGCATGGAAGCGAGCGACCAGTAAGTGTGAGGCTACAAGCCATGATTCAGGGGGTTTGTGAGGTTCGGGGGAGCCGAAGCCCCCCCGTCACTCGGTTGTCAATTAGGAAGTGCGGCGTGCGACAGCCAAAGAACCAGCGTCCACAATCTGCGTTCCACCAGAGAACTGCATGATGACACGCGTCACGTCGTCACCCGTCACGTCGCGCAAGTTCAAGATGCTCGCGTTGATGTGGTCGGTCAAGAGGTCGGTGCCGAAGTACAGCTGGTTGGGGTTGCAGAAGAGCACGGTGTCGTTAGGACATCCAGAAGCGGCCACGATGGGGAAGCCCATGTAGGTCAAAGGACGAGCCTCACCCACAAACGTAGGAGAGTATGCGGCGGCAGAGCTTGTGTTACTTGGGCTGCCGTACACGTTCTCAATAGCCGTGCCAGCCATAGCGCGCTGAAGCAAGAACAACGACTTGCGAGAGAGGTAGATGACCGCTTGTGCGTCGGCCTGAATGTCGCTTGGAGCGTTGTTCACCACGGCTTGCAAGTGCGTCAAGATACCCGTCGTTGCGTCAGCGTCAGCGGTAAATGCACCAGCCACCTCTGCGTCGTATCCGAGAGAGGCTTGAGCGTCCACGATGTGGTGCCACAAGCCGTCGAAGGCCGTGCCCAACTCACCACCACCAGAAAGGCTTGAATCGTTGGGGTCGAAGTTTCCACCCCACAAGTTGATTTCGATGGCTTCGGCCGTCTTTGCGGCGACGTACTGGGCGACGTAGGTCGTGAAGTCGGCAGGAGCGGCAGAGTTCTGGCCGTTCATCTGCATACCTTCCCACGTAGCGCGGAGGTCTTTGTTGCACACCTGCTCGTTGATTTGCAACGGGCTGGTCGTGAGTGCAACGCTTGCGAGCGTCAACTCGTTAGACGCGCCGGGCGTGAAAGCACACGTCTGTGCGGCGATGCTCACACCGCTGAATTTGCGGAGCTGTGCGACAGAGTGGACGTTTTGCAACACGCTCACGTAGTTGTTCGCGATGGTGTCTGCGGACAGGATAGCCGCCGCCACGTATGGGCGGGCCGCCTCACCTGCGTAGGAGCCGGTGCCGATGCTGGCGTTGGCGAATTGATATTTGCTCATTTCTGAGAGAATTGATTGTGGAGGGCGGCGACGCGCTCCGTGAGAGTAAGTTTAGACAAGTCGAGAGGCTCGTGGCGGACGCTTGGTGCTTTGTGCTTCAAGCCCGCTTCGGCGGCCTGCTTCTTCAGGTCTGCGAGTTCTGCTTTGATGGCAGCCAGTTCGAGGGCTGCTTCGTTTTCTTTTTCCACCTCTTCCACCTTCTCCTCGACCTTTTCGGCTTTGGGTGCTTCGGGGTTGACGGCAGACATCTCCTCCTTGTCGTCTTCGGCGGCAATGGATTCGAGGGCGGCTTTGATCATCTCTTCGACCTCGGCCTTCGTGACGTAGGTGGGCTCTTCTTCGGCCTGCACCTCTTCCACTTCTTCTACCTCTTCGGAGGCTTCGACCTCTTCGGTCGCGGGCTCCTCCTCGGGAGCCTCACCAATGGACGAGACGACACCACCCTCTCCGATGACCAACGTGCGGCCGTCGGCCAACGTGTAATCGCCGGGAGGCAAAGGAATCTTTTCGCCTTCGTCGTTGATGATGTACGCCTCTACACCTTCGGCGAAGGCTTCAGCGTCGGTGTAGATGACCGTCCCGTTTTCGAGTGCGGCCTCTGCCATGTCGGTGCGTGGCTCCTCGCTCACCGTCAGCTTGACGTTGAACTTGTTGAAGACCTCCTGCACGCGTTCTGTGATAGTCATGAGAGTGGCTTTTCTTGTATAACCTTTTCGAGGGGTCAATCCTCAAGTGAATCCAAAGTTTTTTTTAGGGCACTCCACAGCTCCTCCTTCAGTTTGGCCTCTGCCCACCGCTGGGCGGCCTTACCTCCCCACAACAAATAGGAGATAGTACCGCACGCTGACGTGTCGCTGGGGTCGTAGTATTCCTCTGCCCGTGCGAGGTACGAGGCCATGCGCTTGACGGTCTCAAGGGAGACGGGTTCACCCTGTGCCAACTGCTGCGCCCGTACCTTGCCCGTCTGCGTGGCACACTTGTTGCCGTGCTTCTCGTTGAGTTCGATGCCCTTCTTGGCGTTGTTTCGCACCGCCTCAGGGTAGTCGTTGTACGATTCCATCACGACACGCTTGCCGCTCTTGGTACGTCCGTCGGCTTTGACGATGGCACGCGTGAGCTCCGCAAGCATCTCGTCCTCGGAGTTCTTCTTCATCTTGTCTGCGAAGTATCCCTCGATGCTGAAGCCTTTGACCTTGCCCTCCTTGACCCACTCCTGCCAGATGGCCTCGTTGTCGACCTTCACGGCCACCATCCACGTCCCCACAGGCACGTCCAACCCGTAGAGGGCCGACTTGTCCTGTTCTTTGTTCTCCACGATCCACGATTCCACGACGGTGAGGCCGTTGATTTTGTGTTCGTGTTCGAGCGTGTGGTTGGCTTGGTTGCCGTGCTTCAGATACAACTCCGACGCTTTGCGTACCGTCGCCTTCGAGAAGTAGACGTAGAACTCGTCCTCGCCGTTGCGTCGGTAGATGGGTTTATCGGGCACAAGGGCAGGGCCGAGGAGGATGCGTTTGTCGGCATCGGCTTCGGCGAAGGCGAGCTTCTGTTCTTTGAGTGCGATGAAGTCGAGCTCGATGGCGGGACGGTCTACGATGCTGATGGCATCAATACCGTACAGCTCGGCCTCTTCGTCGATGATTAGTTCTACGATTCTCATAACGTGGCTTGGTCTTGGATTTTCTGATTTGCTTGTTGTGCCGTGCTGACATTCTCTGCGAGCACGTACGCCCTGAT